ACCAGGCGCAAGAGATTATTAAGGACAAACAATGGCACAAGAAAGTGAACGCAGTCGAGGTCGGCCGTCAAACTACAAGTTAGATCGTGGCGGTGTTCCTGCGGAATCAGGGCCGTTTATTGGCACAGTCATGAACAACATTGACCCTGCACGGTCAGGACGGCTGCAGGTATATATTGAAGCATTCGGCTCTGGAGATATCAACAACGCAAACAAATGGACTCGAGTTCGATACCTGCCGCCGTTTTATGGCGCCACACCTGAAGGCAAAACACCCAACACTGGCACAGGCGAATACCCTGGCAATCAAAACAGCTACGGCATGTGGTTTACACCTCCAGACATTGGTGTCAAAGTGCTGTGCTTTTTTGTCAACGGCGATAGAACCGAAGGCGGTTACTATGTGGGGGTGATTCCTGAAAATGGTGTGAATCACATGGTGCCGGCTATTGGCGCAGCAGCCAACTATGTGGTGGGAAACAAGAATCAAGAAAGCTACTTTGCTGATTCGCCGCTGTTGCCGGTGACTGAAATCAACACCAGCAACAAGCAGTTGGACAATGCTGGAAGGTTCTATGACCAAGCCAAACCAGTTCATGGTGTTGTAGCAAGCTCTATGTTTCAACAAGGTCTCAACAACGACATTGAACGCGGCCCTGTGCGCAGCAGCAGCCAACGAGAATCACCATCTGCTGTGTTTGGTATCAGTACTCCAGGCACTGCAATTTATCAAGGCGGACTAACACCTGCAGATATCAGACAAAAACTCAATGCAGGAGAAGTCAAGCCAGCTGACATAGGCGTAATTGGACGCATGGGCGGCCATACCCTGGTCATGGACGATGGCGATATAGACGGCAACAATCAAATGTTCCGTCTGCGCACAGCCAAAGGGCATCAGATCACCATGAATGACACAGGAAACTTCCTGTACATCATTCATGCCAATGGACAAACCTGGATTGAGTTAGGCGTAGAAGGCACAGTTGATGTATTCAGCACAAATTCTGTAAACATACGCACACAGGGCGATATTAATTTGCATGCTGACCGCGACATCAACATGTATGCTGGGAGAGATTTCAAAGTCAAAGCCAATGCCAGCATCACCATGGAAGCAGTGGTCAACACCACAATTACAGCACAAGCAGATCTAAAACTGTACAGCAAGGCCACCATTGGCATCAAAGCTGATGGCACGTTGACTCTCAACAGTCAAGGTGGATCTTGGGGCGGTGGCGACAGTTTGGTATTCAAAGCCGGGGGCATTGATCTCAACGGTCCTGCTGCTGCTACTGTGGAAGCGCCACGACCCTTGCAAAAAACCAAACTTGATGATACCACTTTTGACAACCTCAAAGGCTGGCAAGTTGAAAAAGAAAAATTAGAAAGCATTGTGGGACGAGCACCTACCCATGAACCTTATCCATATCACAACAAGGGTGTAGACGTTGAAGTTGTGTTTGAAGAAGGAACACCAGCTCCTCCTCCGGGCGCACCGCCTGTTCCTGCCGGTGTAGAGATTGTGGCAAACTGATATGGCATCATTTACTTTTACTCTCCCAGGGTCTGCCAAGTCCTTTAGCATCAAAGGACCTGACGGTTTTACTGAAGCACAGGCACGATCTATATTTGATCAACAAGCTGCTGCTGGCAGTTTTGTGGGATTCAACCCAGGCGATGTGTTGAACTCAGCAAAACAAGCTGCTGCTGGATTGCCTGGCGCAGCTTCTCAATTGGCACAGTCGCTGACAGGCAGTACCAGCATCGTCAACGGCGCGGTGCTAAACAATGCAGTAGGACAAGTGTCAGGGCAAATTTCACAAGCGGTGGGACAGGCAACTTCTGTGGCCCGTGCGGCTGTGACCAACGTCACAAACATTGTGAAAACCATACCAGTAACCAACGGTATCAACCCAGCTGATTTTGCAAAACAAGCTTCGGCGTTATTGCCTATTGGCAATCTGACATCAGTGGATGTTCGAGCAGGCATGGCACAGGCCTCAAAGTTGGTAGGACAAGCAGCCGACGTTGTATCAAACACAGCAGGCGTGGGAAAATTTGGCTTTGATGGCGCCCAACTAGAATCAGCTGGCATACTAAAACCAGGGGTAGCAGCACAATATTTACAAAGCGGTGCCAACAAACTGACTGACGTGCTCAAAAGCCCCACAGTGTTCACTGGCAAGGATGGTATAAAGTCTCTAACAGATTTGTTGGGATCTGAAGTCAAACAAAACAGCATACAGCAAAGCTTGATGTCCAAAGGTGTAGAAGGACTCAAACAAGTAGGAGTTCCAGTCAACACTCTGACTCCCACTGCACTGGTGGGCACAGCGTTGAATGCTGCCAAAAATCTACCGGCTGCTGCAGATTGGGCCAAGGGTTTGCCAGTGCCACCTGACGTCAAAGGACAATTTGACAAAGTTGCACGTGATGGTGCATTTGCAGTGGACTTTGCCAATCAAAACATCACAAACTCGTTAAAACAAGAAATTGTACCTGTTCCAGCCAGCGACACAGTGAATCGTGAAACACTCAACGCTGCTGGCAGCCGAGTAATAGGCAATGCCAAAGTGCCTGCAGTCAATTATAACAGTGCTCCTAAAGTAGATATTGTTAAATTTGGCGATGCAGTCAGTGCCGAGCAATCAAAATACCCAGGCTTTTTGAAACGTGGACTTGCGTTGACCAGAACCGCTGATGAAAACAATCTGTCTCCTACTATCAGACAGCTGGAACAACTGGTCAGCGACTTGAATGCGTCTGATGGGGTACTGTTGTCACTGTTGCGCGAAGCCAACTTGATCAAAGCCCAATTGAACTTTACTCCACCACAATTGGCTCAGATTGAAACCAGCAGAGCTGATATTGCTAGAGCAATTGCTATTTTTGAAAAAGCTATCAAAGGCTTCAAGGAAGTTGTTGCAGAATCTGCTGCATAATCTAGGCTAAATATTGCCATGACTACATTTATTGGCTTCAACACCATCAACCAGTTCAAAAAGTTCACACTAACTGAATTTGCTCTGATTCAGCGTGACCTGTTAAACGCCTTTAACATACGTCAAGGTGAACTACCTGGCCGTCCTGGTTACGGTACCGCAATGTGGGACTTTGTGTTTGAAAACCAAATTGAAGAATTGGCCAACAATATTCGCAGAGAAGTTGAGCGTGTGGCTGCAGGTGATCCCAGAATACAGGTCACAGATATTCAAATATTTCCGCAGCAAAACGGCATATTGATACAGTTAGAGATTGCTGTAGTACCCAGTACCAACGCCGAAATACTCAGCATCTTTTTTGACCTTCAACAGCGTTCTGCTTCCTACGTATAAGTACGCCGTTTTTTTCGGCGATAAATAATACAAAGGTTGCACGGAATGGCACAGACTACTAGACAAACAGCTATATTTGGAGTTGAAGACTGGAAACAGATCTATCAAACTTATCGCGAAGCAGACTTTCAAAGCTATGACTTTGAAACGCTGCGCAAGAGTTTCATTGATTATATTCGTCTTTACTATCCTGAATCATTCAATGACTACATTGAAAGTTCAGAGTTTATTGCGCTGCTGGACGTTATTGCGTTCATGGGTCAGGCGCTGGCATTTCGTACAGATCTAAACACTCGAGAAAACTATCTAGACACTGCTGAACGTCGTGACAGTGTGGTACGATTGGCCGACTTGGTCAGCTACACTGCCAAACGCAACACAGCAGCACAAGGTCTGCTGAAAGTGTTCAATGTGACTACCACAGAAAATGTAGTAGACTACAACGGCGTAAACCTAAGCAACGTTACTGTGAACTGGGCTGACCCCACAAACCCTGACTGGCAAGAACAGTTCACTGCTATTGTGAACGCCAGTCTAGTGGACAGCCAGCGTGTGGGTCGTCCAGGCAATCGTCAAACCATACTGGGTGTACGTACAGATGAATACGCCATTAACCTGGTACCAGGATTTTTGCCAGTGGTGCCATACTCGGCCACTGTAGACGGCATCAACATGCCTTTTGAAGCTGTTACATCCAGCACAGTAGGTACTGATGTAATCTATGAACCCAGTCCTGTGTCAGGCACCAGTTTCAACGTGTTGTACCGCAATGACCAACTGGGCTTCAATTCAGACAACACTGGCTATTTCTTTTTGTTCAAGCAAGGTATTTTACAAAGTCAAGACTTCAACTTGGCTGAACGCATCGCCAATCGCACAGTAGATATCAATATTGAAGGTATCAACAACGAAGATCGTTGGATTTTCCAACTGGACAACGTAGGCAGTATTGCTCGCGAATGGACCTATGTTGAAAACGTATACACCGCAGCAGCTGAACAAGTTACCACTCTGCGTCCAATTTATTCAACTACTAGCCGTGCCAACGATCAAATAACTGTGGTGTTTGGCGATGGCGTGTTCTCAGAAATTCCTGTAGGAACATTCCGTGCATATGTTCGCAGCTCAAATGGATTGCAGTACATTATCAATCCTGAAGAAATGCAAAACGTTGTGATTCCCATCAGTTACACTGACCGCAACGGAAATCTGCAGACCATCACATTCACCTGTGGTATCACACGCCCTGTGACCAACGCTCAGGCTCGTGAACCTATTGCTGCCATTAAGCAGCGTGCTCCTGCTCGTTATTACACACAAAACCGTATGGTCAACGGCGAAGACTACAACCTGTTTCCGTTCACTCAGTACAACAGCATTATCAAGAGCAAGGCTCTGAATCGTTCCAGCATTGGTACCAGTCGATATCTGGATCTGGTAGACAACACTGGCAAATATTCTAGCACCAACACATTTGGCAGCGATGGCGGACTGTGGGAACAAAATATTCTTCCTACAATTTTGTTCTCCTGGACCAACCGCAATGAAATTGCAGATGTTATCAATAATCAAGTACAACCAGCATTGACAGAAGCCACAGTCAAACAGTTTTATTACGCAAACTTCCCCCGTGAAGCAGCCAACACTATTGAAGTTGTGTGTACAGGGACTACTGCAACTGTCAATTCTGTTACAGTCAGCTCTGCCACTGCAGCTTTGTTTGATCAATATGTGTTTGACAACATGCCTGTGGTGTTTGGCACAGCCGATGACGGTGCAGTTTTTGGCGGACTGATTGGCGGAGTAACCTATTATGTCAGACCAGGCAGCTGGAATCTGACCGCACGAACTTTTACTGTAAGCACCGTGGCCAACGGTGGTGTGTTTCCGTTGACCACTACAGTGGGCAGATCAGTAACAACCGTGGCTACCACTGTGACTGGCAACACAATATGGAATCAAAGTACCACACTGGCCAACGAAACCACCGGCTATTTCAAAACTGCCACAGGTACACCCGTAGCAGTAGGGTCCGAATCTGGCACAGTGTTCCGCTACGCTGTCAATGGCAGCTTGATCAAGTTTGTGGCTCCAGCAGGACAGTATTTTGATCGCAACAACCGATTGCAAACTGGTATCCCTACTCGCACAGAACAAAAAACTGAAATATGGGCCAGCCCAGTGCAGGTCATTGGTGACGGAACCAATTCAGGTCTGGGCAATCTCACCAACGGATCAGGGCCAATTGTGCTCAACAACTTTGTGCCAACTGGTGCCATTGTAGACACTATTATTTCGTTGTTCGTGACAGATTTGCCCTTGAGCATCGAACAACAGATGGCAGAACAAATTGTGTTGTTCCGTAATTTTGGCCTGGGGTATGACAACAATGGATCAGTTACAGGAACACCCTACACTTGGTATCTAATACCATCAACGTACCTTGATCAGGATGCACCGTGGAGTCAGGCCAATGCAGGACAACCAGTGCCCGGCGGCGATGCCAGCTGGATGGTGCAGTTTGTGGTTGAAAATCAAAACTACACCATTACTTTCCGCGGACTTGCATATTCGTTTGGATCAGTGCTGCAGACACGTTTCTTCTTTTACGAAGATCAACAGGTGTTCGACAGTCGCACTGGCACAGTGATCAAAGATTTTATCAACGTGCTGGCCATGAACAGCCAGCCAGGCAACACACTGGGAATACCCCTACAAAGCGACATACCCATGACCATCATTGGTCAGCCAGTAGAGTCTGACGGTTATGTAGACGACTTTCAGGTGCTGGTCAGCTACCGTGACAGCGACCTTGACGGTGTACCTGACAATCCTGATTTCTTCAAAGAGATAGTGGGCACTGTGCCAGTCACAGCCAACACCACTTCACCTTGGATATTCTTGGAACGCACTGTGGACTTTGACAATCTACAAAGATACTTGTTGGTAGACAGTGGCCGAGTCATCAGTCAGTACGGCACACTGGACGAAATAGAACTGGCCAAAACAGAATGGAGTCCGGGTCAAGTGTTTTATGCCTACAGCGAAAACACTTTTTACAGTTTGTCAATCACTGTGACTGGTGTGCGTGAACTCACAGAATTTCAACAAGATGAATGGATTGCACGTTCAGGTAGACAAGGACTATACTATCAGTATCGTCACAACTCACCGCTGACCAACCGGATTGATCCAGGCACTACCAACATCATTGACTTGTATGTGGTCACACAGGCATATTACACTGCTTATCAAAACTGGTTGCGTGATACCACAGGCACTGTGACAGAACCTCAACAGCCCACTATTGATGAGCTCAATACTGCATACCAAGGATTGCAAAACTACAAAATGATTTCAGACAACATTGTGTTGAACTCTGTGACGTTCAAACCGTTGTTTGGAGCCAAGGCAGCCGCTGAATTGCGAGCAACTATCAAAGTAATTCGTGCACAGAATTCAACTGCCAGCACATCAGAAATCAAGAGTGCGGTTCTGGCTCAGATGAATGAATACTTCAGCATCGACAAGTGGAACTTTGGTGACACGTTCTACTTCTCAGAATTGGCTGCATATTTGCACCGAACTTTAGGAACCATAATTAGTAGTGTGGTCCTGGTGCCGTTGAATCCTCAAAAGAGTTTTGGTGATTTGTACGAAATAAGATCACAACCAAATGAAATTTTTGCCAATGGTGCTACCATTGACAATATTGATGTAATTGAAGCGTTGACAAGTACCAACTTGCGCACCGCGCCAGGCAGTGGAGTAATTTAATGGCCCGAGTAAGATCAGTAGACTTTCTACCGGAAATTTTTAGAACAGATGCCAACAAGCAGTTTTTGGCAGCAACTCTTGATCAACTGATTCAAGAGCCCAAGTTCAAAAAAACACAAGGTTACATTGGTAGAACAGTTGGACCAGGTGTAAACCCCAACGATCGATATGTAGTTGAGCCTAGTAAAACTCGCAGTGATTATCAGCTTGAACCAACAGTGATCAATCTGCAACCTGACACCGACAACATTCAAAACGCCATTACCTACCCAGGTATCAATGATGCCATTGCTTTGCAGGGCGGCAACAGCACCCGACCAGATCGACTGTATCAAAGCGCCTACTACACCTGGGATCCGTTTATTGATTTTGACTCGTTTGTGAACTTCAGCCAGTATTACTGGTTGCCCAACGGGCCTGATGCAGTAGAGGTCGCAGCATCCACAGTTCCTACCACCGACAACTATGTGGTCAACCGTGAAAATGGAGTATACACATTTTCGGGATTGACTGGCAACAATCCCAACATCGAGTTGGTACGTGGCGGCAGTTACACATTTCAGGTTGCTCAAAACAACAAAGAAACTGTGAACTATCGTGTGGGTAATCAGGGCACAGCAGCATATGTAATTGACTTTGAAAACAATCCTGCACTGACATTGGTGCGCGGCAATACCTATGTGTTCAACCTCAACACACAAGGGGTGTATCCATTCTGGATCAAAACAACACCTACCACAGGCACAGGTAATGCATACAACGCTGGAGTCAGCCGCAATGGCAGCGCCGACGGTCTTGTTACATTTGTTGTGCCACAAGACGCACCCAACACCTTGTACTATATCAGTCAGAACATTGTGAACATGGGCGGCCAGATCACAGTTGTTGATGCTGTGCCCGGAACAGGACCAGGATTCTGGATTCAAACCAATCCTGGCATTTTGGGAAAGATTCCTACTACTCCCAACATCAGCAGCAGAGATGTGTTTGGAGTCAGCAACAACGGTGAAGATCTTGGCATAGTCACCTTTGATGTGCCCACACGCACAGCACAAGAGTTTTATTACAATCTTGACCCTACAAGTCAGCCAGTTGACTTGGTAACTGAGCTAGAATTTAGTCAGATCAACAATGCCAGACTGGACCTGTTTGTGGCACAATACGGCGGTATTGATGGCATTACCAGCCTAGCTGGCCGCAACATTGTGTTCTTGACCAACAACGAGTCTGACGACGCTTGGGAACGAACCAGTTTCTTTGATCCATTGACTGCAGGATCGGCCAACAACGGTTTGCCAGGCAGCTACGACACTACACTGTATGCTCAAACCAACGTGGTGCCAGTTCAAGACCGTCGTCAGATTTGGCAAATCAACTATGTGGTCGACAACGGGCTCATTTACTTGAACTTGACCAAACTCATAAACATTGAACCGCTTCAAAAGTTTTCGGTAAGATTTGGAACGACCTACAGCAATACCAATTGGTACAAAACCAACATTGGCGAAATCTCACAAATCCCATTGTTGACAGCCAATCTAAACACACTGTACTATCAAGATGGCACTGATCCAGAAATATTTGGTCGTATCACATTGTTAGAGCAGCCTGAGGAATCTACGTTGTTTATCAACAACATTCTTGGCGCGACCAACTATACTTCGCCCAACGGTGTGGAATTTACCAATGGACTCAAAGTGGTGTTCCGTGGAGATGTTCGTCCTGCTAGCTACAAATCTGGTACTACTGAGTTCTTGTGCACCAACACCACAGCGGGCACCAACACCATCACAGTTTACAGCACAGCAGATCTGTACCCTGGGTTGGAAGTGGTGTTCATTGATCCCACTGGTGGCCTAATCAGCGGTGTGACTTACTATGTAAGCAGCGTGGTCAACTTGTTTGAATTCACAGTGTCTACAACTCCGGGCGGAATGCCAGTTACACTGACCACTACATCCGCTGAATTTTCAGCAATAGCTGTGGTCTACAAAGAATATTATGTAGACGGAGTAGGCACCGGTATTCGCTTGTTGCCAGTCACTGACTTTGTTACTCCCGAGCCATATGTTGAAGCCAGCAACGACAGCAGCTTGCCTGTGCCTGAAGAACCTGACTATCTTACTATTGATCGCAGCAGTCGTGACCTTAACGCATGGAGCCGATCAAACCGTTGGTTCCATATCGATGTGATCAACGCCACATCACAGTACAACGGTACAGTGGCCACATTGGACAACAATTACAGAGCCAAACGTGCTATTATTCAGTTTAGACCTGACCTAAAACTGTTCAACATGGGTACAGAAGGCAAACAGCCAGTGGACATTATTGATTTTGACGAAACTGATGCACTGAGTAATATACAAGGTGCTACTAGTTATTCTGTGGATGGCTATAATTTTGTCAATGGCACTCGAGTAATTTTTGCTGCCGACGAAGACAACCAGGTAAGAAACAAAATTTATGTGGTTGAGTTTATTACTCCTGACACAGTGCTGCCACTGATGGCACAGCCAATCATCAATTTGACATTGGCCAGCGACGGCAATGTGGCAGTGAATCAAAGCACATTGGTGCTGCAAGGACAAACCTTGCAAGGGGACACTTACTGGTACGATGGTATAACCTGGACAAAGGCACAACAAAAGACTGCGATACAACAAGCACCGTTGTTTGATGTATACGACTCCAACGGCATAAGCTTTGGTAACCGTGCAGTATATCCAAGCTCAAACTTTGTGGGCAGTAAATTGTTTAGCTATGCTGTAGGAGACACTGGTATTCTTGACGCTGTGCTAAAAATACCTCTCAAATATCTAAATATTGCCAATGTGGGAGACATTGTTTTTGACAACAATCTTTACACAGACACATTTGTGTACACTCTCGGCAGTGTGAGTACAACACAATCAGTCAGTGATGGGTTTGTGCGTGAGTATTCGTCTCGTACAGAGTATCAGTCATTGATTGGTTGGCAAAATGCTGCTACCACCAGTCAGATTTATCAACAATTTAAATTTACCTACTCTGGACAACCTTTGCTGATTGATGTCAGAGTAGATGACGTTACCACAGTGCCTGTGTTGAAAATATATGTGGGATCGCAGTTTGTGTTGCCTGGCGATTACACTTATACACGCACCAACAACACCACTACCATTGTGTTGTCTAAGATCTATTCGCCCGACGATGTAATTGAAGTGTCAGCACTGAGTCAGCAGATCAGCAAAACAGGGTTTTATCAAGTACCTATCAACCTGGAAAACAACCCGTTGAACAGCAACAGCCCAACTTATACACTGGGCACTGTTCGTCAACACTATCAGTCTATCTGCGAAAATTTGCCTGCATTTGCTGGATCTATATCAGGCTCCAACAACACTCGAGACCTTGGCAACCTGGTGCCCTACGGCCTGATAATTCTTCAACAGAGTTCTCCAATGACCATGCTGGGCTATTTCATGCGCAGCGAAGAATACAATATTTTTAATTCGTTGGTCTACAACAGTCGTGAATATATCAAGATAAAAAACTTGATTCTCAACAATGTGACTCAGCAGCTGATACAGTTTGAAACTCCTGCCCAGATATTAGACGAAGCCATTGAAACTTTGACTGCAGGAAAAGTAGATACACAGCCATTCTATTGGACTGACATGTTGCCATCAGGCGCTGTGTACACTGACACCAATTACACAGTGAGCTTCACAACCACAGATGTATTTGACACAGTACAAGTTTACAATTACTCTAGCTCCAACTACTTAGGTATGAACGTGTACCTCAATAGCGAAATCTTGACACGAAATCTAGACTATGTTGTGGCCAGCGACGGACCTCGAATCACAGTGTTAACTGCATTGACTCTGGGAGATCAATTGACCATTCGTGAGTACACTGCTACCTACGGAAGTTTTGTGCCCAATACTCCTACTAAAATGGGATTGTATCCAGTTTGGCGTCCTGAAACAATCACTATACAGGCCACATCAGGTCCACAGTCAGTGATAGTCGGTCATGACGGATCAATTACACCAGTGTTTGGCGACATTCGGGACGATGTGTTGTTGGAATTCGAAACAAGAATTTTCAACAACATCAAGATGGATGGCAATCCTATTCCGCTGTCTACTGCTGATGTAATTCCTGGACAGTTCCGTGACACAGGATATTCTGTCAGCGATGTAGACACTATTTTGAATCAGCAGTTTTTGAGCTATGTAGCCTGGAACAAACTTGATTACACCACTCAAGACTACAGTGTGTCTAATCAGTTTACTTGGAACTACAGCACAGCACAAAGCAAACTCGATGGTGAAGACTTGCCTGGCGCCTGGCGCGGCATATACCAATACTATTACGACACCCAGCAACCACAACTGACCCCATGGGAAATGTTGGGGCTATCTGTAAAACCACTGTGGTGGGACGACACCTACGGTCCAGCCCCTTATACTTCGGGCAACTTGGTTCTATGGGACGACCTTGAAGCAGGTTATATTCGTGATCCTGTGGCCCCTTACTTTGATCCACGGTATGCACGCCCAGGGCTGACTGACGTTGTCCCCACTGGTGAGGAAGGAAACTTGCTGAGTCCTTTTAACTCTGTGGTTGGTACTTACAACGACAGCCAGTTCCGCAAGAGCTGGAGTCTTGCTGATGGCGGTCCAGTGCAAGCATCCTGGTACAACAGCTCAGATTATCCGTTTGCAGTGATGAGACTGCTGGCCCTTACTAGGTCTGCTGAATTTTTTGCACTGTTTGCTGACCGAGATCTGTATCGTTACAACATTGCACAAGATCAATATTTGTACAACAATCGCTACCGACTGGACGCCAATGGTATTGAAGTCTACGGCGACGGCGTCAGCAAAGCCAGTTACATCAACTGGATTGTGGACTACAACCGACAAAGTGGCCTAGACTCTACTGAAGATTTGACTGCCAACTTGGCTAGTTTAGATGTAAGACTGAGTTATAGGCTGGCTAGTTTTTCAGACAAGCAATACATCAAGGTCTTTACAGAAAAGTCTAGCCCAAATTCTACCAACACAACTTTCTTGATTCCTGACGAAAGTTACAATCTGGTATTGTACAAAAACCAGCCGTTTGAGCGTGTGAGTTACAGTTCTGTGCTGATACAGCAAGTACCCGGAGGGTATGCTGTGTTTGGCTACAGTACCGTGCAACCATATTTCAGTGTGCTACAAAGCCGACCAAATGGACAATTGCAAACCATCAGCGTAGCAGGTGCAACTGTGCGTGTGCCTACTGCATATTCAAACACTGTGGTGCAGATACCCTACGGATATATTTTCAACAACACTACCAGTGTGGTTGACTTTTTGTTGAGCTTGGGCAAGTATTACGAAACACAGGGCTTGGTATTTGACAACATTGACAATGGTTATGTGCTGACCTGGGCTCAAATGTCTCAAGAATTCCTGTACTGGAGCCAGCAAGGGTGGAATGAAGATGCC